TACAGACGCAGATTTTGCTAGGGCGGCACTCACTGCCAAAAAACCCAAAAAGAAACCTAAGAAAAAGAAGGCAACATAAATCATGAACAAAGGTGAAATCCGAGCACACTTTATTGCTCTTCTAAATCGTAGTGACTGTTCGAATGCTTTGGCTGACACCTTCATTGATCAAGCACTTACACGAATAAAAAGAATACTCCGCATACCATCAATGGAACGTCAAGACAGCTATGATGTAACAAGTGCAGATGGAGTGTCGTCATTATTCATCCCAGCTAATTTTCTTGAGCTAATAGACATTTATTATGATGGCGTAGCTCTAGTGCGAATACCTTTGCATGAAATGATAGCAAACCAAAAGACAGGAGAACTTGGATCACCACGTTTCTTCTGCCGTGAGCAAGGTCAACTTAAATTACACCCACAACCATCCAGTGGTAATGTATATCTAAACTACTACGCCGAACCTATTGAACTTGTGAACGATACAGACTCAAACACACTTACTGTTATTGGTTCAGACCTAGTTACATACACCGCCCTGAGTTATGCGGCTGATTACTTTTTAGATGAACGTGCTGAAGTTTTTGAAGGTCGATCAGGACAGTTTCTAAATGAAATACAAGAGCAAGCAAATAGAGCAGAACAATCTGGTGTAAACCAAGTTATGCGCCCAACACACAGATATGAGGATTAATAAATGTCAAGTAAATCCAGCTTCTACACAAACTCCGCAGTAACAAACACACAATCAGTTGCTATAGAAGCAAGTGTTGATAACGCGGCGGCAAGTGCGACAGCTTCAGCCGCTTCTGCAACGGCGGCGGCAAATAGTGCAACTACTGCTAATAATGCTATAACAACTACAACCGCAAACAAAAATTCAAGCGAGACTGCACAAGCCTCTGCAACAGCATCAGCATCTACTGCAACAACCAAAGCATCTGAAGCCTCCGCATCAGCCGTAGCATCTGAAGCAAGTAAAGTTACAAGCGGAAATTCTTCAGCTGCATCTGCAACTTCAGCAACAGCTTCAGCAACCAGTGCAACAGCATCCGCGACCAGCGCAACAGCGTCATCTAATTCAGCGACTGCATCAGATGCATCAAAAGTAGCGGCTCAGACTGCACAGTCTAATGCGGAAACAGCGGAAACTAACGCTGAGACTGCCGAAACAAATGCTGAAGCCGCACAAGCGGCATCTGAAGCGGCAAGAGACGCATCAGTAGTTGCAAAGAATGCTAGTGAAACTGCTAAGACTGCATCAGAGACAGCTGAAACTAATTCAGAAACAGCCGCTACTAATAGTGCTAATTCAGCTACTGCAAGTGCATCATCAGCTACTGCAAGTGCTAACTCAGCAAGTTCGGCACAAACAAGCAATGTAAACAGTGGTAACTCTGCTACAGCTTCAGCAACATCTGCAACAGCTAGTGCAAATTCAGCAACAGCATCAGATGCTTCTAAAGTTGCCGCGCAGACAGCGAAGACTAACGCCGAAACAGCGGAAACAAATGCCGAGACAGCTGAGACTAATGCGGCTTCAAGTGCATCAGCGGCATCAAGTTCTGCATCAAGTGCCTCATCTTCAGCCGCAACAGCGACTACAAAAGCTGGCGAAGCGTCTACTTCAGAAACTAATGCCGCCGCTAGTCAATCTAGTGCGACTGCATCAGCCGCTACAGCTACAACTCAGGCTGGTATAGCGACAACAAAAGCATCTGAAGCATCTACATCAGCAACCAATGCGGCAAGTTCAGCGTCTTCAGCACAGGCATCGAAAGATGCGGCTCTAGCGGCTTTAGATTCATTTGATGACAGATATTTAGGACAAAAGTCTAGCAACCCAACGACTGATAATGACGGAAACGCACTAGTTGCTGGTGCTTTGTTTTTTGATACGACATCAGATGTTATGAAAGTATATGAAGGTAGTAGCTGGGTTGCGGCCTATGCTTCTGTAAGTGGTTCATTGATAGCCGCTAGTAACCTTTCAGACTTAGCAAGTGTCTCAGGCGCAAGGACAAACCTTGGGCTAGGAACTGCCGCAACTACAGCGGCAACTGATTATGCAACGGCGGCACAGGGTACATTAGCAGACAATGCTTTACCTAAAGCTGGTGGCGCAATGACAGGTGCTATTACAACAAATAGTACATTTGATGGGCGTGACGTAGCAACAGATGGTACTAAACTAGATGGCATAGAGGCTGGTGCAACCGCAGACCAGACTTCAGCTGAAATCAGATCATTAGTTGAAAGTGCAAGTGACAGTAATGTCTTCACAGACGCAGACCATACTAAACTCAATTCTATAGAAGCCAGTGCTAACGTAACTGATACAGCTAATGTTGTAGCCGCATTAACCGCTGGTACAAATGTTGCTATAGCTTCGGACGGAACAATATCATCTACAGACACTAACACCACATATTCTGTTGGTGATGGAGGTCTTACACAAAATAACTTCACAGACGCAGACCATACTAAACTCAATGGGATTGAAGCATCTGCTAATGTTACTGACACTGCAAATGTTGTGGCGGCTTTAACAGCTGGTACAAATGTTGCTATAGCCGCAAATGGCACTATTAGTTCTACAGATACGAACACAACCTACAGCGTAGGAGATGGTGGTCTTACACAGAAGAACTTTACTACCACTCTTAAAAGTAAGTTAGATGGAATTGAAACTTCAGCCAAAGACGACCAAACAATAACTGCAGGTTCTGGTTTATCAGGCGGCGGTACTGGTAATGTCACATTAAATCACGCTGATACAAGCAGTGTAGCTAACGCTAATAATAGCGGCAATACATTTATCCAAGACATTAATTTTGACACATATGGACACGTCACATCTGTTGGAACTGGCACTGTGTCAGTTGGTAATGGCACACTTACAGTACAAGGTACTGGTGCTTTAGGTGGCTCTGGAACTTTTACAGCCAACCAAAGTGGCAACACTACAGTTAGCATAAGCCATGATGATACATCTTCTCAAGGTTCTTCAAATAACTCTGGCAGAACATATATCCAAGATATAACCCTTGATACATATGGACACGTCACTGGCTTGGCTACTGCTACAGAAACAGTTGTGAATACAGATACTAATACCAATCTAACGCACACAGGCGAAGTTACAGGCTCTACATCTTTAACCATAGCCAATAATGTAGTTGATGAAGCTAATCTTAAAGTATCGAATAGCCCTACTAATGGTTACTTCTTATCAGCACAGTCAGGTAATACAGGTGGCTTAACTTGGGCTGAAGCTGGTGGTGGTGCTATTACCCATTTAGGAACTTTAAACCCTACGGCAAGTGCAACAAGTCTAACTCTTAGTAGTTTAAACCTTACAGGATATAAGCAAGTGCATATAATGTTCAAAAACATAAATCAAAGTGGTAATGAATATTTTACATTAAACGCACTAAATGCCCAACAGGCAAACTGGTCAGTTGGAAAGATTTATACTGGTGGAGGCGTTAACCAGTATGGTAGCTCATTTATGGTTACTTGTGATTTAACTACAGGCGTGGCTTATTCAAGTCCTGTTGCTTCAGGTCAATTCATAGCGGCGGCGTTTCCACTTAATGTAGCCTTTTGGTCTATAGCAGGCTCAGGAACTACAGTTAATTCTTGGGGTAATCCAAATCCAAATATTACTACATCAACAACATCTATTGTAGTGGCTTGCAGACCAGGGAGAACATTTTTCTCCGCAGACAACAGTCCTAGCGGCGCTGAAAGAGATATAGCAATTTACGGAGTAGCATGATGCACATAATAAAAAATGCCATAACTGGCGAAATAACTGAAATACCTCTTACAGATGAAGAAATTGCTAATGGAGTGGTAGAAAGAATAAAGGGTGAGCGAGAGGAAAGAGATAGAATACTTGTCGAAGAGGTAGACCCTATTGTTTCTAACGCCTTACGTTGGAATGATATGACAGATGCCAAGCGAACAGAGTGGACTAATTATCGACAAGCATTGTTAGATGTACCAGCACAAGATGGCTATCCAGATAATATCACATGGCCTACTAAACCTAATTGATGGCACAAAGTGAAGGTTGGCACATTTCCAGAAGTGTCCCCGCAACTTTGCTGTTAGGTCTTATTACACAAGCTGGTGCAATCGTTTATGTAGTTTCTATGATGATGGCAGACATAGAAAAGAACCAGCAAGACATCGTTGAATTTAATCAGCGAGTTTCAAAAGTAGAACAGTTAGTACAGACACAAGCTGTCGCAATGGCACGTATAGATGTTAATATTGAACATATACGAACT